TCCCATCGGGACACAAAGATCTTCTTCACAGGGAACGTACCACCTCTAGGCATGTTCTGCATGTTTGGATCTGCACCACTGAAGCGTCCTGTAGAGGTGCGATGTTGCAGTAGTCTAACGTGTAGCTTACCATCAGCTTTGGTGTAGGTAGATATACCCTCAACAAAACTAGAGAGATAGGTATCTAGAGCAGACAGTCTGCGAACATTCTTGAGGAACAACTCTGCCTTGGTATTACCTGTACGCTTGGCATGATGTTCTAATATTTCTAGGTTTACTTTGTTTGTGCTGAAACCGTTAGCACTGACCCACTTGGGACTAGGGGGTGTAAATCGTAACCCTGCCATCTGTGGTCTGTTCTTGTACACCCAACCTGATTCGTTACAGGTAGTACACTTGTTAGGTTTCTTGTAAGGTGTACCATCCTTTCTTACTTTGGTTATCTTACCACGACCCTTACAAGTCGGACATGTGTTAGCTGTAACTTTATATACAACGTTTGAGTGCATATCAACTAAACCGTTGAACAATGACTTGTCCATGTATGGTTCAAAGTAATTAGCCCACATAGATTTGTCTTTTGGTTTACGGCTGTAGATAACCCACGACAACTGCTCTGGACTATTAAGATTGATAGGTCTGTCACCCATGAGATCACGAACCTGTTGGCTGAGATCATTCCATATACTCACCTTCTCCTTCTCAAACTCCTTGCGAACCTCGTCTAGTTTCTTGGAGTCCACACTGAACCCACGTTGATATATCTTACACAAGCACACGGCAACCATGTTGGTATGTGTAACTGTATCCATAAGATCAGCATCACCGTTGGTTAGCCTTTGATGTATCTTGTTTGATAGATCATATGTAGCTCTGATATCGTGTAGCAGGTAGTCTGATAACTCTTGATGTGGGATCTCAGATACAAGTATACCACGCTGAAAGTAACTCTTCATTGTATCCTGCTTTTTATTATCTAGATCATATCGTTCAGCACATTGCTCCAAGGATAGTGGTTGCTTCTGTCCACGCTGTAGCACATACTCGCCTAGCATAGTATCAAATACAATACCATCATACTTGAACCCCGACTCCCACAACCAAATCAAATCGTGAGCTACGTTATGACATACAAGCACAGTAGTTTTATCTAACTGCTCCTGCACCATAGCATGACCGTTAGGTGTAGGTGGGGCATATGCATGGTCAAACGTAACTATTCTCTCCCAGTTATCTGTCTTCATGCCTACCATAACTAAACTATTCTCAGGCTCAAAGGGATCTAGGTGTAGCTTGTCGTTACGCTTGATAACATTATTTTCTATATCTAATATTAATCTCATACGTTGTCCTTCAAATTTACTAACTCAGCTTCTCCGTATGGTATATGGAAGAAGTGTTCCTTCCTACCCACATTGCCAAGCCATATTTCTTTTATACATTCTTGCGTCATCTGATAGTCTTTTATTCTCCATGCGAACTCACAGTCTCTTCTTATAACATAGAAGTTAAAGAAAGCATCCTTGTCGTTCATCTCTCTAAATTTATTTACGAGTTTTATTTTACGATGTGGTATGCGTATCTCCTTCCATGTTGGATTCCAATCTCCAGTCCACTGGTTCTTCATTTCTACCTCAGAATAATACTTGTGTCCATTCTTTTCTGAACTTATATCAAAAGAGTAGTTCTCACCTGATGATATATTTATGTGTCCATTACGTTCTAGATAATCAATTACAATCTGTTTAGCCTTGCCATCGTTCTCCTTGTATGAGCTAGGCTGAAAGCGTCTATGAAACGCACCTTTTACTGGTTCTAATCTATTCATGCTGAGTACCTCGCTGTGTATGGGTCTAGCTCACAGACAATCTTGCCATGCCAACCAGACAGTTTGTTTTTTACAACGTTGATATGTCTCTGTGGGGATTGTTCTTCCTCACCTTCAACGTCAGGGTTCTTGGCTAGTAGTAGCATCAGATCTGCTTCTGCAGCTTTACCTGTTCTACTACCTTCCATCATGGCTTGGTTGAGTACAACCTTGCCTTCTGCTTCAGCAGATAGCTGTGACATATAAAATATAGCACAACCATACTGCTTGGCTATCATACGAGCATAGATAGCATTTGCTTTCAGAGCTTCATCTTGTCGAGCAAACCCTGCTGTCTTAGCAAACTTATCACCCATATCTAGCACAACTATGTCGGGTCTGTGAGACTTAGCTACACTCTCTACCCATGACATATCACGACCAGTGCAATCAATCATCTCTATATTCTGACGCACTGTAGCATACTTCTCCTGTGTAAGCTGTGGATTCTTGACTATCTGTTCTTGTGTCATGCCTGTGCTTGCAGTTAAATATCTAATACCAACTCTATGCACTGCTTCTTCGTTACAGAGGATGACACACTTAGCCCCCTGCCTAGCAAAACCATTCTGTCCTGCTATCATGGATGCGTGAAAAGATGTTTTACCTGTGTTAGGTCTAGCTCCAACCTCTATCAGGTGACCCTCGTTTACACCCTCAATCTTACGTGTAAGACTTGGTATGTTGAATGTCCACCTTGCTTCCATAGCATTCTTAGCAAGCAATGTCTCCATAGATATATCTGCCCACTCTACGTTGAGTGTAGGTATGAAGTCATCACCATACTGCTCTAGCATATTACGTAATGGCTCAAGACTTGACTTGCTACCATTGACGTAATCAAAACCTAAGTTAGCTATCTCTTCACCCACAACCTGCTGAAACAACTTGGATAACACCTCTTGTGCTACATCATTACCAAGTGGTTGCTCCTTCTTGATACGAACAAAGAAGTCACCATATGCTTGCTTCTGTGCTGTGGTCATTGTTGGATTGTTAGCCAAGAACAGTGCTTCAACCTCATCAGGTGTTACTGATCTATTGTACCGTTGCATGGCATAATCAACAGAGTTTTTTATTTTACGTAAATCCTTGCTAAATAATTTATCAGGACAACGTATACCTCTATGCTCATCATAGAAGTCTTTCTTCATTAGACTACGTATTAATGCTATTTCCATTTATTTGTTCTCCTATTGCTGTTAGTTTTTCAATGTCGTTAGGATGTCTGTACTTCAGGTCATCGGTTAATCGTAATACTCGTACATCATTTACAATACTTTTTAACTCTCTAAAAAATTCCATAGCTTTTGTTAGTGCATCGGGGTCTAAAGCTATAACTGCTGAAGAGAACTGTGACAAGTACCTCTTGTGTATATCAGACAGAGATGTGCCTAACACAGCAACCCCAACATACACATCACTGCCTACAACTACGGCACTGACACAGTCCTCAACAACTACAGCGACCTTACCACATCCAGATGTGAATGGCAAGCCACTATTCCCATATTTTTTCCATTTAGGTAAACTATTTCTCAAACTCCTACCTACAGCATCTACCACGATACCATCATGCACAATCGGAAACACAGCCCTATTATCTTTTACATCGTGGTGTAGCCCCCACTCGTCAATGCCAAACCTAGATGTAAACCTCGTAATCTCACGCTGCCCCTTGTATGGCACAATGTATTCAGGCATGGTAAACACTTCTTTATCTTTCTCTTTCTTGGAGAAGGCATTACGGATATCCTTAATAGACATGTGTACAGGTTTAGATCCTGAGATATTACACGATGCCTTGTAGCAGTTCCAAAGCAGTCTACCCATATTGTTCGTGGCAGTGAAAGTTTTGTATCCACCACACTCAGGACAGTTCATTCTCTTTGTTTCACCATTATCTATATTTATATCATCTATAATGTTATATATATTATACATTGTATTTACTCCTTGTATTGAGAGCATTCTTAGCACTCTCGTATGTGTGTTTCATGTACGGCTTTACTGACTGCACGTTTGTATGTCCAGTTACAGACATAACTTGCCCCATTGGGACACCACTGTCAATCATTTCTGTTACACCTGTCCTTCTTAGATCCATAAGTCTGAGTTCATCGGGTAGTTCTATCTCTCTCATTATCCGTCTGCCTTTCTTAGATATACCCTCTAGTGTGTATGGATTATATTCTCCATTGACAGGTCTTACGTTAGGTGCTACATATTGTTGGAATCCATAGTCTTCGTTCTGTTGTAGTAGCATGTCATATAAACTATCTGTTATCGGTAGGTACACTTTAGATCTACGCTTTGATTGTTCTAAGGTTAGCTTGCCCTTGTCTAGATCAATGTTAGACCATCGTAGCATTCTCATGTCTCCGATTCTCTGACACCATTCGTATGCCATGTGTACTATCAGTCCAACACTCCTGTATTCAAAGTATGCATAAGCATAGTCAAGAAATTGACGCACCTGTTCTTTATCCCACACAACTCTGCGTGGCTTGGGTGACTTACGTCTTATATTAGAGAACGGATTGTGATTTCCATACTCCATCTCAGATGCGTAGTTATATATTCGTGATGCTGTACTACAAATGTGGTTAGCAAAAACTACACCACGTTTTACCCACACTTCGTATGTCCTCTTTGCTAGTCTAGCTGAGACAGTGTGCCACTTCTTATCGCCCAAACTATCACATAATATCTTAATAAAGTATATGTAATCAGCTTTAGTACTGTCTCGTAAAGCTTTGAAATCATTAGATAATAAGTAGTTGTCACATAATTGTGACAGTGTAGTAGACCTATTAACTGTTATCTCTGTAAGTTTTTCTTTACGATAGTCATCAATCAAACTGTTTAGATAACGTGCAGTCTTCTTAGCTTCTGCAAGATCATAGCCTAACTCTCTACGAGACACAACTCCAATGTCAATAAGTTGACGAGGGGGATTAAACCTGTAGGACTTGATGCCCTTGGGTGTGTGTCTTTGCTGCATGTATCGTAGTAGTTTCGTCATTCATCATCTCCTATTTTATAATATAATTTATTTCCCCCATGTCTCTTTATTATATTAGGGGTGCTTAGTTTCTTTAGGTGATCAAGCCATTTTTTCTTGTGTATTCTAACCTTGGTATTGCCACCACCATCCCATATCTGTCGGGTGGATAGGTAGACCCACTTCCAACCTTTGTCTACCACCCATATACAACGACTATCTCCACCTAGCACTGGTGGTGCGTATCTAATATAATATTGAGTGGCATCATCCCATCGCTTACCGATAGGTCTACCATCTTTTCTTGGTGTTTTTATCATGTTTCTTTTCCCACCTATAAAATATATGTTTGTCTATCCTAGTTGTGCGAGTCTTTGTCTTTGCCCAAGAAGGACGGACATATGTAGCATGATAGTGTGTAGCTCCTTCCGTCAGGTCAAGGCTAATCTTTCCATGCAAAACGATTATAGCATTTTGTAGTGCAGATGACCATTCTTTACTGTCCTTTCTTACGTCATCTTTTTGACCATCGCACCACCAACTAAAGCTACAGCGATGGAGTATGGGTTTATTTGTACCCTTATGAGTGACAGCTTGCTTTACCACTTCACATACTGTATCTGGGAATCTATCATCATCCACCCTGTTCATCACCACTTGGGCAACTGCTAGTTGACCAATGGTGGACTGTGATCTAGCTTCGTGGTATATATTGAATGCTAGACACATCAGTGCCGTTTCTAAGATAGCCATGTGCCTACCAAAGAAAATACTATAGCTAATATAAATACAGTGATAGCGTAGCACCATGTTATGTATGCTACATCAGGTTCTTCATTCTTTTTCATTTGTATAATCTCCTATGTTATATTTACTCATGCAGCCATCCACTCAGGCATAGATCTGCCCTTGCTGTATCGTGCAAACTTGAGCTTGTCTGCCTTGTAGAAGGCACGATATGCTTTGATAGGATAGAACTCGTCAGTCTTCAAGTGATCAAGACCACTAAAGCATTGTGGATGCTTAGTAAGAACACCCTCAGGGATCAGTCCAAATGCATTGCCGAGTGCTTGCTTATGTTTACTAGCACCATGTACCTTGCCATATCTATTTGTATACTCACGTAACATACAGATGTATAAAGAAAAGGCATACACAAAATTAGATCTAGTCTCCATTGCCCACAGTGTGCAGGGATGCTTCTGATGTACAGGTTTGTACAGGTCATGCTCCTCTGCATAGTAAGGTGCATGATGCCATACAGCAGTGCATAGCATCTGTGCTTCTTCAAGTGGCATCTTCACTATGTGTTGATCACATAATGATCGTGCAATCTTATGCTCTTCATCTTCAATAATAAATCTATTCATGATATAAATACTCCTATGGTTGCGTTAGTTATTAATGTTATAAGTATGACAAATGCTATTGTCAATAGTAATACTTGCCCCTCAGTCATGACAGAAGTTCCTCATAAACTTGCAGTTGTTGAATCGTTTGCAAACACGTTCATGCTTTGCAGTCTCCCAACACTCTGCTCGTGGAAAGTATTTGTTTGTAAACCTTTCAAAGGTATCGTCCATCATCATCATTAACATGACTGGCAATACAAAGAATGCCAAGACAATAACTGTGAAAGCAGGGAAGAATCCCTTGTTGTGATATGGTTGCATTTATACTCCTTTCTTTTTGTTAAGACCTTGTGGGTCATATTGATCTTCGTATATTTCATCGGGCATGAATCGGCTGCCTGTGCCATCATCGAACCAATTATTCATAAACATCAGCACGATCATGAATATCATAACATAGCTGAACCACTTAACAAACCATATAAATAATCCATAGGCTTGCTGTGCTTGTTCCAAGGCTTGTTGTTTTACATCATCATTATCCATACTGCACCACCTGTCCTGTGTTCCACTTGTCTGCTTCTTTCTGTGCGTCCTCTTGGGAGTCAAACAGTTTGATAGGACTCTTGTCATCCCACATAGCACCACAGCCTTGTTTAACGTAGGTCAAGCCTTCCTCTTCAAAAGGCTCAAACACTACTGCGTATTGTATAAGTTTTGTTGTCATGAATATACTCCTTCTAATATGTGCGAGATCACTGCACGAGTGAAGCCATTGCCGATCATCTTGTAGCGTTGGC